TTGTATCAAATAGCACAGAAAATAAGACCTGTAACAAAACATCTTACAAGTATGAAAATATTAACAGATTCAGAAAAAATGATTTGTTATTGTTGTGGCAGCGAAAATTTAATTTCAAAAGATTTTTACTTAACTAAAACAAACAAATACACTCGTTATCAGTGTAATAATTGCGGAGCATGGCAAAGAAGCAGTAAACCCGTTACAAAAAACACAACTGAAAGGACGATGTATTAATGTACGCAGAATATGACAATGATAAAGAGCTTAATATTAAAATCAGTCCTGATGATATTTGTTTTTGTTGTGGATTTAAGCAAGACTGTCCGCTTGTCGGCTCTTTATTAAATGGCTTAGTTGTTCCAACTTATAGTGATTTGAATGTGCAAAAATGTGGTCTTTATTGCCCAGAGGTCGAAGAAGAAAACATGTTTATTGAATCGTTTTGTGATAGGGCAAGAATAGCATTAAGAATTTTAATAACAGGAAGGTATTAATGATAAAATTAATAGCATTTTTACGGCTAAATCTTTGTTGTTTAAGATTTTTTTTACTCGGAATGGATTATATATTTTTTAGAAATAAAGAAGTTGTTAATTTTACTCTTATATACGATGACAACAGAAAAGATATTGAAATGGTTTCTTTTATAGAAAAGATTAATAATGATTATAACGATCCTGATGACCATGATTCTGATCATGAATTATAAAAAACGTTCCATCTTACATAATACTTATTATCAGACTCTTTCTAGTCGAAACATCGTTTATAAAAAAGAAAGGAAAATATAATGCCAATAGGATATCAAACAATTTATGATGCTGTTTTAGCAGCGATAAAGACAACACAGGGGCAAATAATAACTAATTCAGGATCTCAGGCTGTAACATCAGGTGTTAGTAACCTTCTGTTAAATAATGGTACAGAAGCTATTAATGCCGTTATTGATAATTCTTTAAATCATGTCGGGATGTTCACAGTAAAAGCTGGTCTTGAGCCAGCAGACGGCCAGAATCATACATTAATATTACTAAGGGGAACTTTTGACGGTACAAATAATAGGGCAACCTTTGAAGATATAAATGATGCTCTTGTTATTATTTTTGATATCGCTGGAAACGGAACGATTATTAATAACACTGGAACTGTTTCACTTGATGCAGTTGGTGAAGATGGAGAAGGTGAATTTATTGAAGGTACAGTAGGAGATGACACGTTAGAAGGAACTGAATATAATGACACCATTTCAGGATTGGGCGGTAATGATACAATAACAGGTAATACAGGAGATGATCTTTTAGCAGGTGGAGAGGGTAACGATCTATATATATTCAATCTCGGTGATGGAAAAGATATCATAACAGATACTAGCGGGTTTGATACCATTAGTTTTGGTGAAGGTATAACCAGTGATATGGTAGCCTTATTCCAGGATGGATCAGGCAATTTAGTAATTGATTATGGTACAGTCGCAGGAAATGACCAAATAACCGCAAGTGGTATAGATAAGATACAGTTAAACAGTGGTTCTATAATTTTATCCAGTACAATAAGTTCTGTTATTTCACAAATAATCAGTTATGCTACAGAAAACGAAATTACATTAAACAGTGTTGAAGATGTAAAAAATAATGCAGATTTGATGAATATCATTAAAGGAAGTTGGATCGGTTAAATATGGCTAAACGAGGTAGAAAAAAAGGCGTTCCTCATGGATTACCACCTGATGAAAAAAGATGCCACGCTAAAGCGAGAAGGTATAAAGATGAATATAGAAGATGTGGTAGATGGGCTTTGAAAGGAAAAAAAGTATGTCACATACACGGTGGTCGAGCTGGTGCGCCTAAAGGTAACAAAAACCCGCTTAAAAATCATATTAATGAAAGAATAACGGTTGAAACTATGAATGAAGAAGAAAAACAAATATACAATAAAATTCTAAAAGATAGTGGATGTACCGATTTAGATTGTTTTAATAAAAAAAGAGTAATTATCGAAAAATGGGCTATTAACTACATCAGACAAAGAAGAATGCTAAACTCTCTTGATGTAATTGCAGAAAAAGATGAACTTTCCGACAAGGATAAAGACAGGGAAATAAGCCTTCATAATGCATTAAATCAGGTTCAAAGTGTTGACATAAGAGCAATAGATTTAATGCATAAAATAGAAAATACAATTACCTTAGATAACCAGTCACCTCAAATAATCCATACGGATAATATTGATGATGATAGAATATAAATTTCTTAGAGCGCAAAAGGAATTACTGGAAATACCGCATAATAATAATTTAGATGTTGTATTGTATCAAGGCGGTTATGGTTCCGGTAAAACCTTTGCTGGCTCATATTTAGGTATAAAATTATCTCAAAAGTACCCAGGAATAAGGGGTCTTGTTGGTGCGTCAACATTTCCAGTTGTTAGAGATACGACACTGGTTTCTTATTTTGAACATCTTGAAAAATTAGGATTTAAAAAAGGCGTTCATTATAATTACAATAAAACAGAAGCCAAGATGCTTTTTAACAACGGTTCTGAGATTTTATTTAAGCATTTTGAAGATGATACAAAGTTAAAATCCCTTAATCTCGGATTTGTTGAAATTGAGGAAATGTCAGATGTTCCTGAATCTACTTTTAATATGCTGTTAGCCAGGCTTAGACAAGCTGGTATCCCTAGATATAGATTATTTGGGCATACTAATCCAGAAGCGACAAAAGGATGGATTTATAAAACATTTGTTGAAAACCCAAAGCCTAATTATAGACTTATTATAGCTCCAACAACTGAAAATATTTATTTACCCAATGGGTTTGTTGATGGTCTTAAGAGAGCTTACGATTCTGAATATTTTAGGATTAATGTAATGGGCGAATTTGGAGATTACACAAAAGGGCTTATTACAAAAGGATTTTCAAATAATAATATTAGAGAGATATTATATCAGAAAGATTTACCGCTTCATATTTGTTGCGATTTCAACGTGGATCCAATGTGTTGGATACTTGCTCATAAGACAGATGAAAAAGTATTTTTCTTTGATGAAATTGTTTTGGAAAATACTAATACGTTAGGGGCAATTAATGAATTTTATGCCAGATATCCTGATCATAAAACAGAAATAGTAATTAATGGCGATGCCTCTGGAGACAATAGAAGCTGTAATTCCGAATTTACTAATTACGTTATCATGAAAAACAGGTTAACACAATTAGATTATAAGGTTGACATTAGAGTAAAAGCGTTTAATCCTCCAATTAAAAACAGGATTGCAGCATGGAACGCTAAAATTAAAAATACTCATGGCAATATCGGAATATTTATTTCCCCAAAATGTCATTGGTTAATTTACAATATCGAAAATTTAAAATACAAAGAGGGTTCATCGATTATAGATCTTCCCTCATGTGCTCAAATTAAAAACAGTCATGATTTTAAATTTTTAGGGCATCCGTTTGATGCAGCAAGTTATTTAGTAGATTTTTATTGGCCAATAAAATTAGAATAAGGATTTTAATATGGTTTTAAATTCAGTAAAGCGACCTTCCAGCGAGGTAGTTAATTATTTAATAGGAAGAATTTCTTCAAAGTTTGACAAATGGGATGAAGTGAGACTTCCTAATCTAAAAACAATTGAAACAATTGAAAATGCTATTTATCCAAATAGAAATGATTCAAGATCAAGAATTAAAATGCCGGAAATTTATGAAATTCGAGAAACTTACAAGGCGCATATTTGGCAATCCTGGTTTTCTTCATTGGAAAATATGTTTGATGTGAAAGGGAGGTCTAGAAAAGATGAAGAGTTTGCCACACAACAAAAAGCTGCTTTAATAGATACTTTCAGAAAAATCAAACTTGTAGAAAAATTTGAAAAAGGTCTTGATAACTGGATTAACAAAGGCGAGTTCATTGCTTTTGTTAACTGGAAGACAAAAACCAGAAAAAGACGACAAAAAAATATTAATTATGAAAATATTATTAATCCTGAAACACAAGAAGTAGAAACAGTTATTAATTCAAGTTTTTCTATTGTCGAGGATGTTATTTATGATGGTGCTGATTTAACAATAATTGATCCTGAAAACTTTGTTTTTGACCCCAATAAAACAAATGATTTTGATACTTGTCCAAAAATTTATAAATCATGGGCGACTTATGAGGATATTATTGAAAATAAACTTTACAAAGACTTCTTGACCCCAAGAATTAAAGATGACCTTAAAAAACTTAGCACACCTGGAGAAACCGATGATTATATCACAGAGAATAGTTTACAGGACCAACGGGAAAAAATAATTAAAGGTGATCAAATAGAATTACTTGAATATTGGGGCGATGTAAGACTTGAAGACGGAACATTAAAGAGAAATCAAGTAATTACCATTGCTGGACGAACTCATTTAATAAGAATGGAAGATAATCCGTTTATTATTAACCCTTTTGTTTTTGCTTCCTTCCTTGAAGATCCCAGCACTAAAAGAGGTTTAAGTCCTCTTTATGTTGCTTTACCGCTTAATGAGATATCTACAACTATTTTAAATCTTCAACTTGATGCATTAAAACTTATAATTAATAAACCTTATCTTGCTCCAAAGGGTTCTTTAAGTGGAAAAATAAGTATAAAAGAAGGTTCAATAATTGAATATGATCCGGCATTAATGCCACGTGAACCTATTCCCCTTGACTTTAAGGACGCTTTAATTGGTTGGGAATTTCTTAAATTTTTTGAAAATAAAATCGAATCAGCTACCGGAATATTTAAATATATGTCAGGTAGTCCAGTGGACACCAAGGAAAGAACCGCAACACAATTTAAGGGCGAGCGGGCAGCAAGTAACACAAGGATCGCGAAAGAGATTGATTTTCTTGATGTTAAAGTGAAAATCCCAATCATTGAAAGAATAGCAGAATTATTGGCCAATTTTAAGTTTGACATGGAAGAAATCAGAGTTAATGAAGAAAACAACCAAATGAACTTTGTAATTATTGATGAATCAGTTAGACAAGGGAATTATGAATATGTAATAGGTAGCACATCAGACGCTCTGGACAGAAAGGAGGAATTAAAAGAAAGTTTAGATTTATTATTTCAATTTACCAATAGTCCGGTAGGTCAGCAAATAAACTGGCTTGAGGTGTTTAAGTGGTCATTTGAACAACTAGGAGCATCTGAACCGCAAAAATTTATAAACGAAGCTCCACCACCTCAAATGTTACCGGATAATAATATGTTACCACCTATACCACCTGAAATGGGAGGTATTCAATCACCCGAAGGATTTTAATTTATGGAAGAAAACTTGAACGATTTATCAATACCTACTGAAACAGAAACAGACACACTGGAGAATACACCCGTAGATACGGATACTGTAGAAAACGGATCTGACACTGAAAATGTAGCTGATGATTCAATGCAAGAACAAAAACCAACTAAGCCTGAATATTTGCTTGATAAGTACAAAGATGAAGTTGAACAGGCAAAAGCCTTGCCACATTTGGAAGAATTTCACAAAAAAACTGTTAGTGAAAAAGATAAGGAGATTAATAATTTAAAATCTATTTTACAAAAAATAGGATATGAAGATCCCGTTAAGGCCGAACAGGCATATATAAACGCTGAGATAGAA